AGAAGGCGGTTGTACTCAAGCAGGCTGACGCTGAGTTTAAGAATCGCATCCGTGAGATGGAGATAGATCTTGAGTCTTTTAAGACTGAGGTTGAAGACCGTAAGGATGCCAGAACTAAGTTCGCGGGAGACCTTACGCCAAAGGTGTTTTGCATACTAGCGCTGCTTCTGTACGGAGCTTATGTAATGGCGGTAACCATCATGCCGCACGATCAAAACGATGAGACTATAATCTCACTCGTGCTGGGCCAGCTATCCGGGATACTGGGAACCTGCGCGGCGTTTTTCTACGGAGGCTCTCAGAAGTGAATAAGATGGACAGGCTGATAGAACAACTGAAGCGCCACGAAGGCGTTGAGACTCATGCGTACAAATGCTCCAGCGGCAAGCTGACCATTGGCGTTGGTAGAAATATTGACCCAGAAGGCGGTATCGGTTTATCAATGGATGAGATCGAGTACCTGCTTTCCAATGACATCCTGCGCTGTATCAAAGAGCTTAGCACTGAGTATCCGTGGTTTGGCGATCTGGATGAGGTGCGTCAGGAAGCAATCATCAATATCTTCCTGAATCTGGGCGCGACAAAATTCCGCTTATTTAAGCGGGCTCTGGCCGCGATGGAGCAAGGAGATTATGAAACCGCAAGCACTGAGTTTCTGGACAGCCGCTGGGCTAAGCAGGTAGGCGGTAGAGCGTTAGAGCTTACTGATATAATTAGGTCAGGCGAGTATGTATGATCCTTATATCTACCTTTGCGAAATTGTTCGAGTCGTTGATGGAGATACTGTTGATGTCAATGTTGATCTGGGTTGGTCTGTTTCTGTTCGCAAGCAGCGTATTCGTTTATACGGCATTGACGCTCCCGAATCTCGCACTAGAGATGTGGAAGAGAAAAAATACGGCAAAGCCTCAAAGAAGTTTGTCAAAGACTTCCTGAGCAGCGATCACATCCTGCTCAAGACCAGAGAGAAAGGTAAGTACGGCAGATATCTAGGTGACTTCTGCGTGGGTGACAAATGGCTCTGTGACGAGATGATCAAGGCTCACCACGCAGTCCCGTATTACGGGCAGAACAAAGCAGACATCGCAGCCGCGCACATCCGCAACAGAGACTTAGTGCAGCTCTGATCCGTAGTGGTCAGTTTCTTGCATATACTTAAAGAACTCTTTGCTCCGAGTTTCATCACCGAACACAAAGTCCTCTAAGTGCGACAAATTCCAAGCCAGCGTAGCTATGTAGTTGAGATCACGGCTACTAAATTTGTGAGGAGCCTTCTGAAGCCATTCCTCGCAGTCTTCTGGATTCTTTAAAATAAAGCTAATGCCTTCCATTTTTTTGCCTCTTCGATGTCAGACAGATGCTTGTACTTGACTAGCCTAGCATCTTCTTTGACTGCTGTGTTGGTTATTTTTTCACCACGCTTGCGCTCTATAGCTAGATCGGTAGACCAGAACCACTCTTTAGAGCAGTGACCCATAACGGTGCAGGTGTTGTCTAGGATGTTCACCACGGTGAATATGTAATGATCGCACTTCTGGTGACGCTGGTAATCTGTCAGCAAGACTCTGCTATCTGCATGAGGTACATACTTCGGAGCGTTGGTTTTGACATCAATCCGGCAGTTTCCCACTAGAAAGTCATAATCAAACCCGTCTACAAAACTGTACGGTACGTCATAGCAGGCCAGCAGCTCAGCCACAGCAAGCTCTCCGATAGTGCCTACTACCTTACTGTGCTTGTTAATACTGCGGCTGTTGAGCGTTTCTGGAGTGTCTTCAGCGATGTCGTACCAGATGTCAGGTATCTCAAAGATCGCTTTCATGCGAAGGCCACGGTATGTGGATGCCTAGCTTCTCTCCGAGGTACTTGTTCAGGATGTCATAGACCTTGATGTAGTCTATCTTGTTGGCATCTGCTGAGCTTTCTTGGTCTGTCAGTGTTTTTAGCACTGGCTTGAATAGGTAGTCTTTGACAGCGTATTTTGTCCACGGTATTTCTTTCTTGTGTTCCATCACTGTCTTTACGTCTAGGTTCTTCTCATTCAGCGCATCTGCAAGCTGCTCGCACCAAAGGTGTAATGAGCTGTTCTGCTTGACGCTACGCTGCTTTCCCGTCTTCCATTGCATGACAAGATACTTATCCTTGCGGTAGCACTCATCAATATGTTGCTTGAACATCTCTAGCGTATGTTCGCTGTTTATAATCCAATGCTGACCCGTCATTTCAGCCTCTTCTCCTGTTCTTTGATTTGCGCTCTGAAGTCTTTGATCATGTCATCATAATCAGCCTTGTAGAGCTTGTGGACTTGGTTCTTTGTAGCAATCATGTGATCAACATGATCTTTGCCGTACATATCGATCATGTGCAGCGTGTAGGCTTGTGATGCAGTGCCGTGCTTCATGCCAAACCCATTACAACCTTTGCATTGTAAATGCACATTGCATTCTTCAAGCGCCCAGCGACTGCTTGCGCCTTTTGGTAGCCAATGGCCTCCATCTGCATCCTTGTAATGCACCAGCTTGTTGCACGACACGCATCTAGCCACACCGTTGTCATCAGCAGCCTTCATCCGGACGCGCTGCTGAAGCATCCGTAATGCCTTTCCCCTAGGAGTTTCACTCGGCACTCTTACGCACCTTCACGATATGAAAGCCTCCATTGGTGACTTGCTGAACGTCGAAGGTAATATCCTTGCCGCGCAGCCAGCCTTTGATTGACCAATAGGCTCTCCGCATTTCATCGTAATCCTCAAACTCAATGGCCTGCGAGTAGCCCATATCAACAAAGGCTCTGACAGCTTGGTTCTTGATCTGGCGCTCAGCTTTCTCAAACTCTACAACTTTCATTAGAATGGTATATCCGAGTAATCTTCTTTTGTTTCATGTGAAACGTCATCGGGCTTTTCGCTTGCCACACGCTCCCATTTCAACGAAATAAACTTAGCGCCTGTCTTGCTGTTAGTATTGAGCCAGCCTTTCAGGTCATACCCGTACTCGCTCTTTCCGATCTGACCCGAGTTAACAGCTTCAAACAAAGCCTTCATGTCTTCCTCTTTGATGCTGGCGTAATACTGGTCATCGTCATATTTTGACTTGTTAATCCCGGCGAGTTGTACCCATTCCTTATTTTTGAATTTAACCATCTATCAGTCTCCTTGTTTCTGAATCTACTAATTGTGCGGCCTCGATGATTATCTTAGACGCTTTATCTATCCATTCATCGTCACGTTCTACCTTGATGATGAAAGGTTTGTGTTCCGGTCTGAATGAAAAAAACCAGTAATGATCTAGCTCCATTATCCACATAGTGCCTTGCACCTGCTGGAAATAGGCGCTAGGAAGCCTGCCAGAGCGCCTGTAGCCTATATGCGTACTCCGCTGTGGGCATTTGATTTCGATGCCTGTATCAGCCCAGAGGCCGTCTGGTGAGCATCCAACATCGTGATCGTCCAGAGCTACCAAACCAACCTGCTTGATGCTGACATCGTGCAGCAGCTCAAAGGTAGAGCGGGCCTGATCTTCGAGATCGTTGCCTTCCTGCATTGCAGCGCTTTTGTAGGTGTCGATTGGTATCGGCACTTCACGCTCAGCAATCACGGCGTTAAGATAGGTGTCAGCTTGTTTAGACTTCGCTCCTTGAGTCGTTACGAGCTTTGAGAAGTTGGATGCGGTGATAAAGCCGCATCTGCTTCTCAACCATTCTTCAGAGCCTTGTTCGTGGTAAAAGTGTCTCATAGGAAAGAATCCTGCTGAGACAGCTCCTCACGCTCCTTGATGATCTTCCTGAGCTGAGCTATTTGCTTGTCGCTCAGATTCCAGTTGTTAGCCTTTACAGACCGCAGGCAAGATTCTAGGTTCATGCCAGCCTTCTCGCAGTCAGCCTTGATGCTGTCTATATTGGCGGTCTCAGCAGGCTCCTCTTCGTGCTGCGCGTCATTGTCGTTCTCAGGATCACCGAGAGCGAAAAGGCCCATCAGGCAATAGCGCTTGGCGTAGGTGTAGCCAGTGCCGCAGCCTTGCTCAGTCTTCTTG